GTCGTTTCCGCTGGCGTCCAAACATAGCGGGGTGCCTGCCGACCCCGACACTGTTCCCGCCATTTGAACTTTATTCGTATACGTTCCCTGCGAGTTACCATTGAGCAAATTGGCAAGTCCGCTCGCCGCAGTGGTACCACCCGTGCCGCCCTGGCCTACGAGTAACGGAAAACTAAGGACGAAGCACCCCGAGGTGGTGTCGTTTCCGCTGGCGTCCAAACATAGCGGGGTGCCTGCCGACCCCGACACTGTTCCCGCCATTTGAACTTTATTCGTATACGTTCCCTGCGAGTTACCGCTCAAGAGATTTGCGAGTCCTGTGGCGGCGGTAGTCCCCCCGGTTCCTCCCTGAGCAAGGGTTAACGGAAAACTAAATGCCCCTACTCCGGTTGAAAAGAAGGGGGTTCGCAGGGCCGTGTAAGTCACCACGGCATTGCCAGTGATTGCAATCTGGATGTACTTGTGGTTCCCGTTTCCGTAGGCGATAGGCGGGCTGCTCGATTGAGTTATCTGTGAGGCCGTCCCATAACTCGTCCATGGACCCGAACAGGATACATCGGAGTAATTGAGGGCAACGGTCCAAGTGCCAGACCCGGAGACAACGCCAACAGAGTGGTAATAGTTGGAGCGTGAAATTGCCGACACATTGGACACCACACCAGGGCATCCAGGGATTTCTCCCGCCCAGCTAGAACTGATTCCGTAGATGACCGTTTGCAGGACAGCCTGTTGCACGGACTGTGCGAACAGAAGTCCCACGTGGGACGCCGCGAGGAGGGATATCAGGGCAAGTTTGCGCATCGGCACTCCTGTCTCACGGCGAGAGGGAAGCGCCTGAAATCAGTATACTTCTATCCTTTATCCTCTGGTAGGGGGATTTCGCCCGTGATGGCTTGGAGTGCCGAGATCGTTTCCCGATACTGCGCATGGGAGAATGCCGCTGCCTGCGCATTCTTCAGTTCATTATCCCCGCTATAGACCCGCTCGTGGATGCCCCAAAGAAGCCCTACGAGGGCTATGTCGTCCGGCAGCAGGGGAATTGTATCGTTCACCGTCGCCATCTGCGTGTTGGTCTTTCTGGTGCCCACAATGGTCAATCCCCGGTGCTGATCGGGAGTCCACACCACGCTATTTCCATCCGTGATGCTGAACGAGTCGTATTGCCCATGTGGAGGGTCTGGCTCATTCGGGCCTGGGATGTAAACAGAGTCGTAGTTTGGAGCCGGAGCCAAGCCGATAGTCTTCGGAGGCAGGTTGTCGGTGTAGTACCCAATGGGTATATCCAACTCGCGCCGCCATCCTCTTCTCGTGTTGTTCATGTCGGAAACGGTAACTTTCGGCAGCCACCGACCCGCAAGAAAGACCTGCTCGATCGCCATAATGTCGTCAGGGACGGTGTAGGTCGGGACGCCCGCGAACACCGACATGGTCCACACGCGCTTGATACAGCCGGTTTGTTTGAGGAAATCGAGGAGGGTCAGATTGGCAAGATCCAAGAATTGAGCTGGCGTAATGCAACCAAGAACAAGACCGTTTGGTGGATCTTCTAAATAGTCGTAGCAAAGTCGATTATAGATGTCGGTCAGCGTTGCCATCAGGACTCACCTGGTTCGATCTCTCGGCTTTCCTCGATCCGTTCGATCAAGTCGTCGGCCTCTTCCTCAGAACAGTCCGTCGTCTTCCCCCAGCCGTCATAGAACCCTTCGTCAGTGAACCAGTGCTCCAATCCTGTTGCATCCGTGAGATGATTCAGAACCTTCCCCAAGGACGCGCTGACGGGAGGCACTAAGGTTAGGATTTCAATCATTCCGCTTTCCCACTGAACACGCAGCTTCATGCTGCTTCGCTCCATACTGGAAGTGCTTGCTTCACAACGAACCTTTCCCCTCAGCGGGCTCAAGTTCCTTGGCCAGGAAATAGCGAGGGAATACCACAGACTCATACAGGAGCATCGCTTTTATACCCCGCACGAATTCTTGGTACACAAGGCTGGCCGCATTGAACGGCGCTCCCACCTCCTTCAACATGATTCTTCCGCGCACATATTTGACTAGTACTTCCGCCAGTTCGTCATTCAGATCCACCACGTCTCCAGCGTTCACCAGCGGCGTTATGGGGGCCACTCCCTGGACTTCCAGCAGCCCGCCTCCATTCGCGTCCAAGGGGTGAATCCCGAAGACAGTCAATCCCAAAGGGAACCAGCGGGCTACCTGACCTTCCCATTGGTTTGAATCCACGGCCCAGTTCCGAAATCTCTGCGCGAGTTTGGCGAGGCTGTATTTTTCCAATTCCTGCTCTTCGTAGTAAACCTTCGTCGGGATCAAGATACCAGAAGGGATCGAGTAGAGCAGTTGGTTGGCAACGGTGAATCCGGGGACTGGTATGGTGTTCTGGTTCCAGCCGACCAAAAGGTTAGTGCGTCTAAGGACCTCGTTTAAGATTGACGTGACCTGCGCAGGCACATAGAGGCCAGTGTTATTGTCCAACCCGTCCCATACGAGTTGCTGAAGCGTACTGAGGGTGAACGTGGGCACCTAATTCCTCACCCCTTCGTAAAGTCCGGGAACATGGTCCGGTTCTGAGTACTCTCGGAGGTCCGCAGAGTGGTGGATCACTGCTGGCGGATTCAGTTCCTCATCTACGAACGGCAGGCATTGGCAATGTCTTGAGCGAGCATGAACCATCCAGTCATCGACGGGAACAATGTGGTTTTCGTTTTCCACAACCCACACTTCCCAACCTGAATTTGACTGGCTCACGTAGGCTCACCGCCTTGTTGCGCCGCGCTTCCTTTTCCGGTGCTGCGCCGCCCGCTTGAAGTTCTCGGCCATAACAGCCTTACGCTTTGCTAGCCCACCCTTGCGTTTCGCTGCCGCGATCTTGGAACGAGTCGCCTTACCAAAGCTCCCAACGGTTCCGCGTTTCTCCATGGATTCGCGGGCTGCCTGCATCCACTTGCCGCGCTTCTTGCTCTTGCGTGCCATGCTTCCTCCCTGATCTCACGGCAGTTCAGAGAGTCAATCACAGACCGAATCGCCGCTCCTAAAGGTCCCTCCGCCGCGAGTCTTTCGTTTTGCCATGACGCCGATAGCCTTCCAGTCATGTTTGCGTTGCTTGATTTCGGCGTCGGTAGGCGGAGTCCAATGGCCAAGTTGAGCAGGGCCGTTGAATATCACCTTGTCTCGGTCCTCGATCCGTTGCTTGGCTTGCATCGCCGCCTGGTCTGGTCCTTTCAGATTCTTGCCGTAAAGCGGCGTCAGATGGCTGATGTGCCGTTCGAAATTTGCTTGTCCCATAATGGTTATCCTCTTTCCGATGTCCCCAGCGCACGCAAGACGTAAACGGCTTCGTCGGCCATGTAGTGCTTAGCCATAAATGCTGCCAGTCGATTGGCTATCGTCCCGATGCTTTCCGAAGCGACTCCATTTACATAGGGGATTCTCTTTATCCCTCGGCGATTAGGCATAGCCACCAATTGGGACATGGCCCGACTGTCGGTACGGATGTAGCGGTACTTTTCGTTCTCGGCAACCGTTTCCGATTTACACTCCGCGCTTCGTCCCACGTTGAACCTCCTAACTTGATTGTACCGAAACGCACGACACGGCTCCTAGTACGCACCCGGTTGATAGGCTGCATGATTGACATACCAGTTCCACGTCGGAGCGAATTGATTCATCTGTAATCTGTAATCCTGAAGGTCAGTAAGATAACGACCCTGATCGCTCTGGATCGCATTTTCCATCAGGCGCTCGAATTCTTTTTCCCAATACATCGCTCCCTGCGGATCATTAAAAGGGTCCTTTGATCTGTCGTTGGGGATGACACGAGTCCGAAGACAATCAGCCACGGCTCCGGCGATAAAGATTTGCGGGTTAAGAAACGGAGGGAGCATGTCATTTGGCTGTTTTAGAGTAGGCCACCCGTCTTCGTACACAACCCCGATACCGTATGCGCCGGTTTGTATCGGCCAGATGGCCCACTGCATACAACCACCTGGGTCTGGAGGCATACTTATCAGTTCCTCCGGGTTTCCGCCCTGCTGTAGTTGAGGATCTTGGAATGCTAGCCAGTCGCTAGTCTTCCCTATCCCGACCACGTTCCCCGCGATCGCATCGTAAGCGTACAACATTCGTCTGGCCGTTGAACTCGGGATCGTTGATCCGGCAGGTATAGGCTTAGCGTAAAGCATGAAAATGTAGTACGTGATCCCCGTCTGTGGAACCCCACCATACGGCATGTCCGTTTGAAGCGTTGTACTTGAAGTCACTGCTTGAACGGTCGGCACGTATGTTCCAGTGTTCAACTGAAGCCCCGCCAAACTCGATGCCTGCAACGTCACGCCAGTTGCGTGAGGATATTGGCAATACGCCGTGAATTTATTTCCCCTGATGCTCTGGACACTAATTACTTCGGTGCTCGCGGGAGTTCCCTGATCCAGCAGGAGATACATGCCCTGGTTAATCCCGGTAAGCGAACCTGGTTGAATTTCCACGTACCCCGGTGAGTCGGTGATCGGAGTCGCCAAGACCGTATTCACAGCGTCGTTTACTGGCCAGTTCGTCCCAACCCCCACAACTTGATTAGAGCCTGAGGTGAGAGTCAGAGTCCCTCCGTCGTTATACTGGGCGGGGACCACCATGATCCCCATACGCATCAGGTCCGACCAGTTATGCGCATCAACTACATTGGAGATTCTGCGATTGATGAGATTCTTGACTAGCGTTTCTGGACGGGGACAGATTTCCCTGACTTGGCCCTGCGCATCCCATAGCGAGATTCCCGACATCGGTTACTTCCTTGGGGGCCAAAACCACTTCCCCGGTTCGGGGGATTCGGAATACTGAACTGAAGTTTTCCAAACCAGCCCAAGAGGTTGCGGGGTGGCGCTCGCGTAGCTGTAGAACCCGTTGTTGGACCAGTCGGGGAAGACGCTCAGGTTGACCGTTCCTGTGTCTTGGACCACGGATACCACCATGGCCGCGACTACTTCTCCGGCATGATGTTTCTGGTCCGGCCTGAGGTCCTGTTCTTGAATGCAATAGTAAACGATCCGTCCGATGACCAGCCCGTCCATTGAATACTCCTAAGCGAAGCGTATCACTAATTTACAGGGAAATGAAGGGGCCCAACGTGGGACTATAAGCCTTTGTCGAACATCGCTGGGTTTACTTTCCTGTCTCCAGAAGGCTTATGCCATGGTCCATCAGGTGAGCGGTCCTTTAATCTCCGCCATGCTCCACACACGTAACACCACATCGCTAAACCTCCAAGGATAATCCAGCAGTTCCTTTCGTGACGACAATACTGCCTTCTCCTGCAAGCCATATTATCCCCTGCCAAACGCGCGTACCCCTTGAAGACTACTCCACGAAGCCGTAGAGTGGTTCAATTTTGACGTTCAAGGCGTTCTGAAACGTCCCAGTCGCTTTGCCACCTGCTCCGTAGATAGCGCTCTGGTAACCTCCCGCCGTCACAGCGACGGCGGAACTTGGATCTTGCGCTGCAAGACACGCCGCGATCAGCGCCGCCGCCGCCTGTCTGACTGTTTCTTCTGGCTCGACACACGGGTTCTTGGCGAACTGCGTGGCGAGTTTGGCAGCTACCGGAATTGGTCTGCCAACACTGCTTACTCCCCAAGACATATTGTTTCTCCTTTGTTTTTTAGATGCTCCTGCCGATGCCCGGGATAACCCCACTGAACTCCGGCAAGACCTTTCCGTCTCCTTCCATCATTGCCCACAAATGCAAACAGTGCGCATGGATGTTGACGTAATTCTCCTCTGGCGGGAAGACCGCGTAAGCATAGAGGTCACTGCCTATAAAAGCGTTCTTGATCTTCACGGTGTCATCGTGGTTTGGTGTCCAAGACTTGCGAGAATAAGACACATGTAGCCATTGGCGACCATCCTCTTTCTCTTCGCAGTCCACCAGGACCCGTAACCCGCCATCTTTCTCGCGAACGGCATAGCCGTCTCCCCACTTCTGGATGACCTCCCATCCTTTTGGGCACTCGAATTTCCAGTCCAACGTGGGACCCCCTATCTCTTTCCGATCACCATCTCCCCACCTGTGGGGATCGGCATCGTCTGCACGGCGCTTCGATCGTAGTCTGCATTCGTGACCTTGTGGGTTCGCAAATGGTAACTCTCGATTAGGGGAGAGATGTAGGTCTTGATCCCCAACCTCCGCAGGCGTATAAAGAGCGAGAAGTCCTCGGACCATTGGCCGATGATGTCGAACGGCTGTTCCCCTAATTCGTTCTGAATCCGGTCGAATACCCGGCGTTTTACCAACAGGCATCCGGCCCCCACACACGATACTTGCTGGAGCATGGCGTTCCAGTCCAGTTCCGCGATGGTCACGAAGCCTTGGGTTTCTTCGTTCCAATGAAAGGCCACTGGGAGGTGAGGGTAGACCTTGTACCTATAGAGGGCCGAAAGCACTTCCACATCGCACTTCTTCATCAACTGAATCATACGAACCGCGATGTCGGGGTCAAAAGCATGATCGGTATCCAACATCAGCAGCCAGTCTCCCATCATCCCCTTCACAAGCTGATTTCTCGCGGAGGAATGGTAAGAAGTGCTCGGGGCCATCAAGTGAACATACTCACCGGGCTTACAAAGGAACTCGGAGTCGAACTGTATCATTTGGGCAAGGGACCAGCAGAACTCCCACGGCACCGAGGGAACGGATCCCATGATCCCAAGGGTCCCAATCGGCTTATTCATCAGCAGCATGGTTCACTCCAGTGGCGGCAGGTCTTCGTGCTCAAATCGTTCAATCTGTTGTTTGGACCACTCCGGGTCATACAGATGACGGAAGGGGTGCTCCCAAAACGCATCATGGTTTAAAGCCACGGCGGGGTTGTCGATCAGATTCCAGAATTTCCACCCCCGCTTGCTCGCCCGAAACGCGACGCTTTGATTGTCGCAAGCCCATTTCTGGTCCATGCGCTCATCGAACCCGCCGATGTCCTTCAATGCCTTCAGTGGTGCCGCTGCCCAATCGGCCTCCCAGTTCATCCAATGCGGTTCACCGCGATTTTCAGATCTCCACTCTTTGACTAAGGGTGTCTTGTAGAACATCTTCCCGTTCATCTCCCAATACCCAGGAGCCTTCGGGACAGGGGCGGTGAAGAAGTACCCCGACATGGATCTGAATGCCTCAACAAACTTCTGAAGTCCGTCGCGCTCAAACCAGAGCCAGTCCTCAGCTACCACCACCAGTTTCCCGCGCGCCCTACGGAGCATCGAGTTGAATGCGGCGTTGAGCCGATGCTCTTTTCCGCTGTCGATCTCCACCAGCCATTCAAAATCTTGGCACGTCTGATCCTTCAGGGATTGCTCGATGGGCCGAAGGGCCTGAAGCCCCCTAATTGTGGGGCTGAGAACACTGACCAGAGGCGTCATTAGAAATTACCGTCCGCAACTTGAAAGACCCGTAGGCCACGAGCGCGGTACATGTCCACTACTTGCTTACGATCCTCAAAGACTCCACCGATTTCAACTCCTCCTGGCCTGTCTTTAATGAGTTGGTCGAGCAACTCCGATTTCACAACGGAATCTTCTCGGTGGTCCCCTTGCTTGCGCATGTACAGGCCGCTAAACTGGACATCGTGCTTCACAAGCCATGAAGTAGTCGCGGCCTCCACTTCGTCGCTTCGCCCCGATATGAGGACTATTCCGTATCCGGCATCCCATAGAATCCTGGCGACTCGGATCACTTCATCTATTGGCTTATCGTTGGGACAAGCCGCGAAGAAAGCGCGCCAATCTGCCGCGTTTGGTGTGTGGTCTGGCTTGCGAGTGATTAGGTGAAGGCGATGCGATAAATCCGCGAGGGTACCGTCAATGTCAAATATATAAATCATCTCAGCCATCCTCCGGGAGGCTTGGCGTGATCCCACTTCTTCTTGAAGATCTCCATGTTCCGGTCGTACCTTCGACGAAACTCTTCTTGGTCATAATACGAGCGGAAGGTTTGGCCTTGAAGGTGTTGGGCTCTAACGGGTTTAACGGCGATTGTAAACCCGGCGATTCTGGCTCGCGCCAGAAAATCGTCATCGAGAAATCCGTATCCTCCGTTGAACTCCTCGTCATAAACGTATCCGCCGACAGCCTCGTAGACGTTTCTCGGGATGCACCACAGCGAGGTTTCCAGCTTCATCTGGCCAGTCAATACGAAGGTCTCAGGTGCCCACGAAGTAACCGTTTCTGGGACTGCCATTGTCTCCAGCCAATCGGGATCTTCGATCATAACGTCATTGCACACGATGAAAATAAACTGCCCTTGCGCTTTTTCGAAGGCTAAATTGATGGCGGTGGCCTCTCCTTTCTGATCGGCAACGATGATCTCGATCCCTTCGGGGGAGTTCTGTTTGATTAACCCAAGGCTTCGGGCCGACATCTCCCTGACTTTACCTTCTGGATCGTAATCCACAAACACTACAGAGTACTTCGGTCTGTCGTCCACTGCTACCACCCCTTCCCCACATACTGGGTCAAATCCATACTCGATTGGGTATCGGACAATTGCCTTCAAATGCGCTTCCCTCAGCCACGAGTCGATCACTTCAGGAGGACAGTGATGGTGCTCACCATATCCCGATGGTGCTATGGAGTCGTCTGGATTCGGATGCCGCGTGTCATTCGGAACAGTGAAGACAATCCTGCCACCGGGTTTCAGCAGTTCCTTGAACTTCAAGAGTTGCTTGGGAACCGCGTCCGTGGGAAAGTGCTCCAGAATCTCTGTCGCGGCCACAACATCGAACGAATGCCGCTGAAACGGTCGGGGGAGGTCGCGGGCGTCTGAAATGATGTCCGCTGCGTTGGGTTTACAAAGGTGCTTGTCGAACTCGTACTTGTCAAGATTAACGGCACCGATCTTCCGCATTTCTCCGCCATCGTCGCAACACCCTACATTCAGAATCTTCCCCTGACCCTTAGAGTGCTTGAGCGCAAAGATGAACTGTGCGCCGGTGTTTTTGTGATCCTCGACACCATACATCCATGTCTCGATGAAGTCGATGTACCGCTCCCAGTTGAAGGTAGATCTTGCCCACGGCATCATGTCGGCGCGGATCTGCTCTTGCAGTCCCACGTTGGACGCCAGCTTGTAAATCTCCCCAACATACCGGGCCTGCGTTAACGGATCTTCTGGATCACCAAAGATCCAGATTCCATGAAGGCAATAGTCTCCCGCTGCCCATGTTGGGGAAATGATCGGGATGGCACCCAGCGCCATTTCTTCGATACCAGAAATAAACCCCGTTTCCGTAAACAGCGTCGGGTGAGCCGACATCCCACAGGACAATTTCTCCTGGTATAGCCGCTTCTGCCCGATCCTGCCCAGATGAGTGACCCCCGGTTGTTTCATCTCCCGCATGGCCTCATCGTAAATCAGCTTCCACTGATTGGTCGGCGGGTTCGAGGCGATGATCTTCTCCATGTTGTCGAACCCGTAGGCAATGACCAATTCAAGGTCATGCACCCACTGACGCGCTTTACGGAAGATCTTCAACAGGGGGAGGAGTCCGCGATCAGGAGAACTGGCAAAGATGATCTTCCTTGGATTTCTCGTGGGCACGCCTTCGGCCTCGATCTCCCGTATCAAGTCGTTTCGGATGCCATTGAACCCCTGGCACACCTTCTTGGCGTATTTGGGGTACTCTTTCATCGTGAAACTGGCATGAGTCGGGCAGAGAGCGATAAAGCGGTCTAATTTCTCCCACCGTTCCTCGGTAAGGTGGGGGTAGAACACATCTTGGCTAACCAATGACAAGACCTGTCCGGGATGCTCAAGGGGGAAATTATCGAGGACCTCTGGGCACCGAGACACGAACCACCATCCAGGCCGGGTGTAATCGGCCTCAGAAAGGGGTAGCCAGCGCGTCCCTAGCCACTCAGGGGGCGTATCCTGCCGCAGGGGGGCGTAGACCACCACCTCGTGCCCGCGCCTCGCCAAGCGCCTAGAAACCTCCACAACGGCGGTCTCCGAACCGCCTATTCCGGGGTCCTCAGGGTTGCGCATATCCCAAGGCTCGAAAGTGACGGGGCTGATGATCGTTACCTGCATCTAAAGGTACTCCGCAGCGGTCGGCTGCACGGTTATCATTTTGACGGGCTGGAGTTTCTGGTGGAAAGTCATCTGCTGAAGCCAGAGGTTGCCGGAAAATAGAACATCGAAACGTTCTTTCCATGTGAACCTCCACCGGGTGGTCACTACCCCATCTGGCCTAGAACTGATGATCGACGGAAGGGGCAAGTACTCAGGTTGGTCCTTGGCGATGACTGTCTCGTTGTACATCTTGGCGTCTGCCATCGACGGGTGACGCAACAAAACTGGTGAACACGGGTATGGCATCTAATTTCCTCCTGTGTGCCCCGAGAATAAGCACTCGTGGGACTACTTCTCCATTTGATTCGGCGTAGTGAGAGGTTTCACAACCCCCTTGGGAGCTTCGGGTGGCCTGACCAACTCCAACTTGTCGGTCAGCGTGCAGTTCTCGCATTTAGCCGCTTTCCGTGCAGCGGTCGCCGCTTGATCGAAGGCCGATTGCGCCACTTCGTGTTGCTTGTACAGGCCGTTGAACTGAATCTGGATTTGCGCCATCTGGTTCTCGATGGTCAATAAAGTGATCTTGGCGTCCTGAAGCTTCACTTTTTCCGCATCGGGAATCTTGGGCTGTTCTTGGGATTGAGCAAAAGCGAGGGAAGCCAGCAGAGAGAGAAGGACCGTTTTCATGACTCTGAGTATAGGGATTTACGTTGGTAGAGTCAAGAGACTTTCTCCGGCATATCCCAGATCAAGCGTGTACTGCGGCAACCAGTAGCAGGCGCTTCCCGGCTCAATCACTCGATAACCTTATGGCGGATCGCGGTGGCCACCGCCGGATGCGCCGGGTGAGCAGTACGTGCTGCTGCGAATCGGTGACCAATTATTCCGCGTGTGCGTCAGCGTAACTGCCGAGGAAATTGAGGGGGACGCCCGCCTTCTTGCAATCCGCCAACCCGCCCCCGGACCCGACAGAAAAGCCTAGTTCTGTCTTAGTGAAACGCCGTAATCAGCATACCTAGCGATTGACTCGGATTGACAACAAAATTGAAGCTTAGTTGTGTCTGCGCTGTGTCAAAGAAGTGGAGGCCGACATCGCCATTTGTGAGTCCACTCGAATCACCGCCGCAAACCCCGGCAGTCGTGACGGAACAAGCGTTGATGGCGGTTGGGCACGGGAAATCGTCCACTACACCGGTCGGACCTGAGACAGACAGAACAGGCCCCGTTCCCATTGTGCCAGTACCAATCAATAAATCATTGGTTTCGCCTGGAGTTATCAGTGGCACCCCGGATATCGAGGCACCCGTGGATGGAGTGCTGCCCGCTGTCGTGTCCTTAAAGACAGATGAGGATGTGATTTGAGTACTGCCAGAGCCAGCCGTTGCTGCCGTGTCGAGAGAGGTAGCTGTGGTGCAGTAATAAGTCAGAAGGTCGTTGCCTCCGCCAGCGCTGACGGCACTAATCGTATAGGTATTGGGGTTTGAGATCGTGACGCTGTGGTACCAGACCGTCCCACTTCCACCACCATTTGACACGCTGGAAAAATTATTACTGAGACTATCCGAGACACTTGTCACGTAAGAAGCATCGTCGGTGACAACCACCATGGTTGTATTTGTGGGACACGGAATGTTTTGCACATATGTAGCCGCCACATTAGACATATTCTGCGAGGATGCGAGCACCTGTGCCCCAGATCCAGTCGGGGCCGACCCTCCCGAACCGGGCTTGAACGCAGCAGCCATGATAGTGAATGAATCATGGGTTGTTTGAGAGATTGTGACCGCGGGAGTAAAGCTCGTCGCCGTGGCTATGCAATACATCTCCAGATGACCGGCAAATGTATTCTCATCCAATAGAGTGCAGCCGGAGGGTATCGTGATCGCGCCCCAGGCGTTGCCCTGCTGTATCGTGTTGTTTTCGCTCTCATCATCCACTTCGATATAGACAAGATCGCCCACCACCACGGTGATCCCTGTGCCGGAAATGTTCGGAGCCGTGTTATTGGTTGGAACTACAGCAGTCTTGCAGGAACTAGTTCGCAGGGCACCCGTCGTAGCAATATTATAGAAACTTCCAAGGCCGAAATAAAAATCTCCTGTTTTATGCCCCCACGTCACGGTTACTTGTGTTGGGGTGGTGGTTGCAGGGGGGACAAAATTCATCGCGTAGTAGATGTTATGATCTGCTCCATTTGGAATCGCAATCCCAGCGTCCTTGCAACCTGAACCGACCGTGAAAGTTGAGTTCCACGTATTCCCGCTTCCGCTGTTGCCATTGTCCGTCAGAGTTGGCGTGCAGGGTGACGCGCACGTTTGGACATATCCATTGCCGGTAGTGGGATTGTTGGGCCATTCCCCCGAGACGATTACGAGGGAGCCGGTGGTCACGCCGTTGGGCCAAGCGGTCGGGTCTAGCGTAAAAATAGGAGCGTTCATACCAGTGGTTGTTGAACGCGTGATTACATTCTTGCCGAAAAATTGGGTCAACGACGGAGTACCACCTGAAGCATGGGAGCCCATCGTCCCTGGACCCGGCATTGGAATCTGATGCCAGGACAGCGAGAGGAGAACAAGAGAAAGTAAAATCATCGCTCCACCCTCCAGTTTACCTCAGCCCCGCTTGCCACGGTTAAAGATCCAGTGGACCAGTTGCAGACTTGGAAGTTCACGTTGTTTGTCGTTGGATAAGCAGTGATTGCTAAGCCACCCGTAGTAGCTGGAGTGAATCCGGTGACCGCTCCCCACGCCGCATTCGGGGTGAACGAGATAACATCAGTTGAGGCCACTCCAGATGCCGAGATGGTCAAAGTAGCACAACTTGTGCTAGTAATCGCCCCTAGACTATTCAATGATCCAGTCGAGGATGATGCAGTCGTACCCGTGGCAATAGTTTGGGGAATGTTGTACGCAGTACCACCTGCAAGGGCGAGGGTAGCGGCTCCAGATACTCCTGCCGTTCCCGAGCCACTCTTGGCACCGCCCGCTCCAGTGACCAACGCGATATTCCCTCCCGCGCCACCAGAATCATTACCCGCCCCGCCTGCCCCGCCAGTGCCCGAGGTGATAGTGATTGTCCCACCAGCACCTCCCACTGTGGAGGTGGTGCCCGAGCCGGTCGCTGCACCTCCTGTACCGCCTGCGATGGCCGGAGAACTACCAACGCCTCCAGTGTTGGTCCCAGTTGACGAGGTAGCACCGCCCGCCACGCCACTGATATTGAAGAGGGTTGTGGCTGTCGTACCGTTGCCGCCTGCGCTGGCTGGAGCTGTTCCTGCTAGTGTCAACCCAGAACTGGAAGTAATAGGATACGTGAAGGTAGCGTCGGCGGTGGGGTTGGCCAAGCCAGATGTTGACTTATCGAGCGTGATTGCAGGTAGATCACCGGAGGCAATGGTTCCCCATACTGGCGCTGCACTGACCGTCCCGTTGCCCGTCTGGACTAGGAAGTTTTTAGTACTGGTGGTGTTGCCCGCCAGACGGGTGGGCGCTGGAGTAGAGTTCTCATAAATCAAATCTCCGAGGGTGTTCATCGGGTTAGTGAGAATGTTCGACCATGAGGTTGTGCCTGATCCATTGGTGGTGAGGGAGTACCCATTTGTGCCCCCGGTGGGCGGCAGGGTGAAAGTGTAGTTGGCTGTTGCCGCGCTAGCTAGGATTGTGTGGAAGGCGGCACTGGGGTTAGCCAGTTGGAGAGTGCCGCCCACGCTGTTGTCCACGCCCAGAGTTACAGCCGCCGTCCAGGAGGATGCGGAGGTGCTGGAAGCGTTGGGAACAGTTCCCGCCGCAGCGGAGGTGGCGTTCGTGCCACCCTGAGCGATGGTCACATTCGCTTCACTACCAACCGCGTAAGTCGAACCGGCAAAGGTCGCTATTCCAGCACTAGGTTGGCTAGTAGCATACACCAATCCACTAGCAACGATTGGACCTATTACAGTAATACTGCTAGCAGGAGCGGCAAAGTTTAGCGTAGTAGTGTTAGTCGTGCCCAACACTAACTGGTTTGTAGCAGCCGTAATAGTCTGAGCAGCAGTAAACGTATTAGCTCCCAGCGTGGCAAGAGTACTTGTAACGTTAGGAGCAGTAACAGTCACTGCTCCAGAACTAGTGGGGAACGACAAAGTGGTCAGATTAGAACCAGCACCAAATATCAACTGGTTAGACGTAGGGGAGAAAGTCTGTGCGGTACTCCAGGTATTTGCTTGCCCGATACCAGGAATAGTTTGAGAAGTCGTTGGCATGGTAAAGGTTGCTGTACCACCCAACGCAAACGTAGCGGTATAGGCTCCTGTCTCTGTTATACCGCCGCCACTTGCGATAGACAATCCAGTAACCGTAGTAGCCGCAATCGCTCCAGTACCAATCACTGCCAACGCACCAGCGGAACTCATTTGTACCCCGTTACCGTTGCTGTCGAACCGGACGGGGTGTGCCGCTGATCCAGACGCCGTACTAACTCGAAAGATATTACCAGTACCTGTGTTACTGGCCGTATCCGTCAACTCAAATAAATCTATAGCAGATCCAGTCGTAGAATTGTAGGTAAGAGTGGTAGTGTCGGCCGCCATTGTAAGCGATAGATTGCCAGTTGGATTTCCAATAGAACTCCAGCCTGGACTACCTCCCGATGGACAGGTCTGGAAAGATGGGGTAGTAGTCCCATAGCTAGTTGCACCAGACATCAAACATTGTCCATTACCTGTGGGAGTTACCCATGTTGGATTTGTTGCACCAGACATCAACGCACTATACGCGGTCGTTGCTAACCCGGCAAGTGCTGTTGGGGATGATCCATATACAAGATATCCTGCGGTCATTGACGTTGGGTAGGCAATGGTTGAGAAGATTGGATTCGCCGCTCCCTGTCCAATGAGAGGCATATTAGATGCCCCCTGTGCCGTGGACACCGGGGATGACCCAGAAGCTCCGGCAAGCACCACCCCGTATTGCGTGAGGAGACTTCCGCAAGATATAGCTGTCGAGGTCGATCCGTAAAGAATGCCGCCCTGCGTACAGGAGCTTGGGTGAGAAACCGTAGAGTACGCCGGAGTTGCAGATGCCCCTTGGCCGACCAACGGCATATTTAGCGCTCCTGCTGCAAGCCTTGCCGCCGCTCCCGACGAACCACCAACAAATAAGTCCCCGGTCGTCGTTAAGGGGTAATTCGTGAGTGATGCGATGGCTGGAACGTAGGAAGCCGTAAGCGCTGTCCCATTCCATACTCCAGAGCTAATCGTACCAACCGATGTCAAGCTTGATCCAGTGCCACAAATCCCAGTCTGCGGGTTTAATAGTTCCCAGTAAGTTCCATCATAAGTGGCAATGGCGACAGCGGTTGTCAATATATCGTTGGCAACCAAAGCGCTCTGCCCGCACTTGGTAATCGTCGGAGAGCTAAGGCCGTTGACCGTTAAGGTGGGAGCGGCGGCGGTATTAGCTGCCGTAGCCTTCCACATCACCGTTAATCCAGCGACCATTAATGTAGCTGGCGGAGCCAACGTCACGGTTTGCGCCTGAGCGGTCCCGCCACCCGCAGCGTACTCTGTTGAATCCAAGTCAGCCCAGCTTTTATATGAACCAACCGCTGAAGATCCGCCACTCGCCAACATCTGGTTAGCCGTGCCCGCCGTGCCTGATTGCACTGCCCCAGTCGAAGTCGTGCCTCCGAACAGAGGCGCATAGGCCGTCAGGGATGTCGCTCCCGTACCTCCACCAGCGACAAGAGCCGTACCAAAAGAAGGGGTCGTTGAAGACCCGCCAGAGACTAAAGGAACTCCGCTGGTTCCGCTGGTAGCAATCCAAGTAGGGTTCGTCGCTCCAGCCCCAAGAACCCCATAGGCCGTAGTGGCTAAGTTGGCGAGTGCTGTAGCGCTCGACCCATAAACGAGTCCCCCTGCGGTCATTGCAGTTGGATACGCGATCGAAGAAAAGACCGGATTCGCCGCGCCTTGGCCTATTAGCGGCATGTTAGATGCCCCCTGTGCACTAGCTGTGGGAGATGACCCAGCACCACCACCAAATAACACCCCGTATTGAGTTAATGCCGCTGAACTAGCCCAGGAAGATGCACTGCTGAAATAAGGGATACCTCCGTTGTTGCCTGCTACAGTCAACGCAGGAGTGGTCGTTGCTGAACCAACCGAGATCAATCCGCCCGTAAAGCTTACACTAGTGACGGTCCCGTTTATTGCCGAGGTCGTTAATAGATCCCCGTTCACATCATGAAATTGCCAGCCCGCTGCCGTGCTCATAATCGCCGAGGTGTTCGCAGCCATCGTCATTGGCGCTAGAATCTCGTATGCGGCGGTTGTGCCATTTACGTAGAGCGTGACAGATGACACTGAAGAACCACTCGCATTTACCAACTCGATTGAAGTTATATAGGTGTTCACGGTGGATGTGCCCGTATAAAGAGCGCTCCCGGTAGATGTCGGCAGTTGGCCTTGGGCTAACACGCCGGGAGTTGTTATGTATGGGGCCGACGTGCTCACAGTGGTGCCAAAGATGGTGTAGGTGACCGCACTTGCGGTCCCCGCAGATCCATAGATTGTGCCGCTAGGTGCCAGCGTGAATAGTTCATTGTATGGCACGCCGACCGTCGAGATTGGCTGTTGCGCCAACGCTGGCAAGCACAATACGAGGATAGGCAGGAACTTCCTCATATTACTGGTAGTACGCCGTCAAAGACATTGTAGTGCAACCAGTTGTGGTTGACCCAGCATCCGCAGTAGCCGCCGCAAAGCCAATGCCGCTAGTAAAATTCTCCAGCGCAAGCTGTCCAGGCGCAATGGTAAGCCCAAGTCCAGCCTGTACCATATAGGAATCCACTACTCCCGTTCCAATGCTCGGCACGCCAGAGTTGTTATAAAACTGAAGGAAACACGTCACGGTGCCATAGTTGCTTGCGGAAAATCCGTAGAGGTTCCCGGCACTGCCCTTAATGTTTAAGGCCGTTCCCGTGTAGGTATGGTGATACATAGTGAAAGCATACGTGGCCGAGGTGCTGGGAGTAGTCGGTGAAACCGACAGGGCATTCGTCACGTAGGCATTCACCCCGATGACATTACCTGACGGGGCCGACCCATAAGCGGTAGGAGTGGCTGTAATTGAAGAGCCTCCTTCTTGTGATAAATTGACGCTCACGGGAATCATACTGGAGATGCCTTGCACGGTGATTACTCCAGGCGCAGCAGTGCCCGCCGTCCCAGATCCAGTTACGGGTTGCTGCGCCAAGGAGACACCGGCACAGAGAGTGAGTGCCGCGAATAATTTTCTCATTTCTGTTTCCTTTCAATCCATTCGAAGTCGTCGTTAATGTCCCAGTGCTTTTCATCGGCGCGGCAGAGTTCACGTACTTGTTTTCGCCAAACCTCAATCTTTTCGTTAAGCTCCTTCAGTTCTTTTTCGGCTTCCTTTTGGTCTATCTGGGCTTGGAGGATTTGATTCCTGTCCGTCATGACACGCTGGAGGGCTACGTAAGCCTTCCTAGTAAGTTGTAGCACTTCCACTTTTTGCGCGTCCGTCACGGGGGCTGGCTTCTCATCGGAGAATGCCACCAGCGAGGCGAGCAGGAGGATAAGCGTTCTCATAGGCTATCTAGATGCCTCTTGTGGATACGGCGGCGGTCGGCGTAATTACGTATCGCCCGAGTCCACCGGCCAATCGGCTCTAACGCAATCAAGATCGCGCAAGCCATAATGACATCTACCTGCCACATTTACGTAAACTCCGTTACCGAGAGAAGGCCACCGATGGCACTACTGACCGCAGCAATCGATCCCTTCCAGCACGCATCCTGGTAGATTCGGCTACTACCGTCTCCAACGGTTCCGCCAGCAGGGAGTGATATATGAAATGCGCTCGATGTAGGATTTGCCCCTAGCCCGATGTAGATCACGGTTGTCCCTAAGTTCTGGAGCATGAAACTCAGTCGGGCTGGGTTGGCTGGTAGGACTGTCGCGGCCCCAAGTCCAACCGTGGTTTGACTCGGGGCGCTGGCTGTCGTAGAAATAGGCCCTTGCGTTATCGAAATCCCGTTGAGGGGGTTGACGCGAGGTGCCGGACAATAACCCATACTGCCCTTCCTAAGCCGTCCAACGTTGGACTAATTTAATGGTATTGCCTTGCACAATCACGGTCAAGCAATACCAAAAATAACGCCGCGCCCATCGGATCATTGACCCGACAGACGCGGCGCTTTCCCTCTGCCGTGAGAGCCTGTTAGATGTATTCAAGCGTGACCGTGACGCCGCCTACCGGAGGCAACGCACCGGGAATTGACCAGCGCCAGCCGAGGCCGTCACCGACCGCCAATACAGTCAATACGGTCGAGTTGAACAGCGTGCCCTGCTGATAAACGTCCACCGCCGAGAAGTGAGATATGGTGGAAGCCAACACGTTCGCCGAAGACCCGAGTGGCGTTGAGCCAACCGCGTGAACCAGCATACCGGCGGTCGAACCCAGAACGCTGTGGCGCTCCGTCACCGCCACCACTTGACACGGCGCATCGGCGGTAAAGATGTGATTGGTGATTGAGGTCTGGTAGGACGATCCAGCCGGGGAGCTTCCCGTCAATTGCCCCTGCCATGCGATTGTGTACGAGACCTGCGACGGAGTGACTGGGTTGTATGCTCCAGCCGGGTTGAACTGCGATCCGCTTTGATAAACGTTGGTAATCATAATCCTCTCTTGACCTCCATTAACTGCTCGTCGGGGCCGGGCTTGAGCTAGTACTGGTGCTGGCATCTTCCACTTGCCACTGCGTTCCGTCCGACAGCAGCGTGACTGCCGATTCGTCCGAGTGGAAGGTGATCGTGGTGTGGGCGTTCCCGAGATTCTGCCCCGACTGGCAGACCACAGTTCCGTTGCCAGCACCCACTCTAGCGATCGTGATGGACTTGCCGACGAAAACCGTGGCATCGCACAGCGTTACTGCAAACGCGCTGGTTCCAGTCATGACGACATAATCGTCGGTGGCTCCGTTGACGGTGTACGCCGCCGAAACCGAGGTAGGCTTGGACACCCACGCAGCTATCTTCTGCCAAGCCCCGCCAGGGTAGGTCGTGCTGGGAGCGCTCACCAACTTGTAAATAAGCGGCTGGCCAGCGGAGGCGGACGTGATCCAGATCAGGTCCCCGAGTTTGAGGTTCATCCCGGTCACGTCCGACGAAGCCGTAGGCAGCGTATTGGCGTAGAACATCTGCTGTTCGCTGGGAAGATAAGCCGGAGTCGCAATGAAAGACGGCATGAATCCTCCTTAGAGCACGCTCGAATTGAGCACGATGTTGTTGGCAACGTACTGTGACGGAGTCGTCACACGGAACATGGCGACGTCGATATTCAACACGCCAGCCGTGCAGTGAGCCAAGGTGTCACCTGTTGGCGTAAAGGTCACCTGGGGGGTGACCGCCGACAACTGACCCATCGGCTGTGCGAACGTCTCCTGGATGGTCGTGTCGGCCACCGCCTGGAACACATTGAACGGCTGAGTGAAGAAGTTGGTTGTCCCGCCCGACTTCCCTACACTGACCGTCATCCCAGTGAGCGAACCGCCGGTGAACGATGTCGAGTGCTTGACCCGCATGTAGAGCAGAAAACTGCCCTGCGGGAACGTCATCGCAGTGCTCGTGTTATACGGCGGCCCGCTCAGCGTGTTGTAGAGATTGAACGTGTACGCCACGCCGGAGCTGGTGCTCGTAGTCTGGAGGTCCAGATAGGTGAACTGGAAACTCCAAAACTGGATTGTGCCGCCGAGATTGCCTGCTAATCCTTGTTGTGTCATTTACATGATCCTCACTTCTTTTTCCTCTGCCACGCAACTCATTGAAAACACTCAGAAAAGCGTCGAGGCGAGTTTGAAACAGGTCCGGGGGCTTGGCACCATTAGATTTGAGCCGCTAAGGAACTGGCCGCTCACATCGATCGAGTTGTTCACGCCCTTGAATCCGGTAAACCCGAATTGAAACAGGTCTACCTGGGAGAAGTACCACTCCACGTAGGCCGTGTTCAATCCGAACATCTTGCCGATCGGCGAGCTACCCGAAGGAAGATACCGCGAAATGACCACATCGGCGGCATTGAACCTGAAGTTCTGGAATCCCACGTTGGCCAGATCGTTGTCTTTATTCTCATACCGCATTGCAGGCTGCGTGCCCTGCCAGATCAAGTTCCAGCCGTTCTGTGTGACCACTATCAGGTCCGGGTGATCCGAGCCCCAACAGGCGTTTCCATAGGCCGTGTTGAGTTGTGCCAAGGTGAACGTGGTCACCGTGGCCTGATAGGCATTCAGCCCGCCAACGGTGCCAGTCGTCAAACCATTGATATCGGTTCGGTTCTGGCCGCCGACTTGGGAGTAATTTGTTCCGTCGTCGATCCACTCATCAAATCCGTTCAGGTATTTAGCCCGCGCACCCTGCCCGTTCTGGTACATATTGACGGCCAGGATCTTCGCCATCTTCAATGAGGCGTTGAGGAACTTCATCTCTACCTGATTGAAAATCGCCTCTTGGCCATCGTCGTTCATCGCGTCCCATCCGTATAGCGTGATGTTTACCCACGCTACCTTCAGGTCCACCGTGATCGCCGCGTCGGTCGTAACGAAGTTGATGTCCATCGTTTCGCCCTTGCCCATAAAATCGCCGAGGAGTTCCCCAACAATCACGGGCCTCCTTACGCGGCTGTTGCCCGCGAATCGTTCTGCTCTCTGCTGACTGAGCCTAGTAAATGCAGGATCTGCACCGTAGATGATCGTTCGTGTTGCGACCGGGTTCGCTATTCCCGGCCTTCTCACACTTTCATGTGAGACCAGACCATATCATCACCCCGAAGGGTGCCGCGCGCTTCCGAGCACTTGCCCGTACTCCCCGAAGGGATGGCCGTTGAACGTTCCCATTTCTGGGCTTCGCTGCTGATTACCCCGAAGGGCTTCCCAGCAATTCACGCGGTTTTCGAGGCGGCTTTCACCGCCAAGGGACTATCAGTTAATCCGTTGTCTTCTCTACGATGTAATCGTACACATCCTTGATGTTGCGACCGGGTTCGCTATTCCCGGCCTTCTGCAAGTTTCCCAGCAGAGCAGATCATCTCATCGGCCCGCTTCGGGTCGCCTCGCGCTTCGGGCCGCTTGGCCCTACTCCCTCTCGGGATGATCGTTGAACCTTCCGACTCTCGTCGGCTTGGCTGCTGATTGCCTTGCCCGCCAATTCGGGTTTAGGTGTCCCAGCAATTCACGAGGTTTGCATAACCGATCTCTCGGCTAAGGCCCTATGTCTAAGGCGTCCAGCTCCGTTAGCTGCAAGGCCATTCTACGTACCTCCTATTTCATTGACATTGAGTAGGGGTTGGCGTACACTAAACGTATGGAACAACCCCAGCAAACAAAGATCAGACTGAGTACTCGCGTGTACAAGGCCTGTCCTCACTGCGGAGAACAACATTCCGCCAGAGAAATATGGCCGCACCGAAAACGGTGCGAGCTTAACCCTAAGAACCTGCCGAAGACGATAAAAGAGGCCCCAAAGAAAGGTCCGGGAATGCCTGTGTCTTGCAACTACTGCGGACACAAGACCGTGCAGTTGCTTCTTCAGAGACATTTCGCAACCTGCCCGAATATCACGATCCTCGAAGGACAGAAGGTCTGTACTATCTGCCAATCCATCCTGTCGATAGATGACTTTTCGGCTCATTGCAGATCTCCGGGCGGAAGAAGCAACATCTGCAAGAAGTGCGCCTGCGCGAGATCTACGACTTGGTATCACACGCCGAAGAATCACATGTCCCGTAGAGAACGTATGGAATACAAACTCTACGGCCTCAGTCCAGAAGGACGAAAGTCCCTTGAGACTGCGCAGAACGGTCTGTGCGCCATTTGCGGTAAGCCGCCCAGCGGAGGACCGAAGAACGAGAGGCTGGCCGTCGATCACAATCACAATTTCCCCGGCACTCACCGAGCACTCCTTTGCGAGAAGTGCAATACAGGCCTCGGTGGGTTTTTGGACGACCCGGCCTTGCTCGTCAAGGCAATCGCTTACCTTGCGAGTCACCGAAAGATCGCCGCTGTTTCCTAGCCTCATCTTGCCTTTCGGGAGCGCTATACTGCGCTCCCGCTCATTTCCTTCTCTAACTTCTTCTGGACGTACTGCTGCGAGATGATCCCTTTACCTAAAGGCGCTTCAATGGCGTCGCCTTCCTTGGGCTTCAACCGTTCCAGTTGGCGCCGCTGCAAAGGTCCCAGCTTCCTTCCGCCACCGCCGCCGTCCACAATCGTCGGACTGTGCCCGCTCAACGCCGCTGCTTGCTTGCGGCCCTCCGCAATGCCTTCTTCGCGAGCCGCCTTCTTCTCCGCTTCACGGGTCGCCGTATCGCGTGCTGCGAACTTATCCTTGTAGAAGTCGTTGTAGGCTTCGTCTGGGTCGATGTTCGCCATCGATGTTTTCTTAGCTTCGGCCAACTTCTTCATGTGCTCGAAGACGGCGGGCGCATCCAAGGCCTCTCCGAAGGTCTTCTCGTGCGCCCCGAATTTCGGCGTCAATTTCTGGTAGACCTCCTGGAAGCGATTGCCCCAACCGTTGATAGTCGAGTTCAGTTCGGGGCGGATTTCCTTGTCCCGAAATTCCGTCAGCTTCGAGGTCAGCGTGTTCACATCCACCACGCCCTTCGCGGTCAGCGATTCATCGATCAACTTCTTTACGTCTTCGGCGGTCATATCAAGTTCTCCACGCGCCCGCAACTTCTCCACCTCTGCGGTGGCTTCGGCTAGTGATGTCCGAACGCGGCTGTGTTCTTGTTCCCACATAGGCCAATCTGTTTCCTTGAAGTGCCGCCATTTCTCCAACTCCTCGACTACCGGAGGCAGAGTTTCGTATTGAAGTGCTTTGACCCTGGGAAGTAATGGTTCCACTTGCTCCCCAAGTTCGGCATATCGTTTCACGGCAGGATACTTCTCGGAGATGGCCTTGAGACTGTTGCGTTCGCCGTCATCGGCGATCGCGGCTAATAGGTTCTCAAAGGGCATCTTTATTCTCTCTTACATCACCGGACTGGGAGGTCCGGCTGATGGGTTAGACGGCGGTTGCGGCGGCACTACCGGGCTACCCTTGGCCATTCCGCTCCGCTGTGCTTTCTTCTGGATCTCTTCGGCGAGTTTCATGCCCGCTTCGGCGATCGGTTTGAACAGTGGAACCAATGAGGGGTCGAAGGATTCCAATAGGGTTTTCGTCTCACCCACCCACTGGTCGAGCTTTTGAATCTGCCCCATCACCTGTTGCACGACCTGCATCCCATCCTGGGGCTGATTGACGCCTTGCGCTGAGAATACCGATTGCTGCTGCTCTGGAGGGGCCTGCTGTTGCTGGATAATGTCAGGAGGCAGCGGAGGTGTGGTGCCCGTGGCCATTTACGCCTTCTTGGTCCGATTCTTCCCTTCGAACGAGTGCTGCATAGTTGTCTCGCTCATCCCGTCCTTGTCGTATGGGCTGCTTGCCTTCCTCGACAAATTGACAAGCGTGGCCCCGTCGTGCGAGTGCTCGCCATGACTCTGCCTATCGCCGAAGGCGGCGACTGGATTCGGTTTACGGCTGAGGGAAACCTGGGTTGCCGTGATATGGGCGTTCGGTTTGGGACCGCCTCGATCCGGCATATCTTTCGGGCCTTGGGCTAACTTCTCCTTGCTCGAAGTTGCGTGAAAGTTTTGAGGGTATTTCATAGACTATCTCCGGTACACGCGCTTGTTACGGCGCGATGCCTTCTTCCTGCCCTTCTTTCTGGCCATAAATTTTTTCCGTGGTCATGCTGGAATAAAGGGTGGCCTATTTTCTTGACTTAGGCACGCCACCGGGCCACCCCAGCGGGAGGCGTGTTGGGTTACTTGCGACCGTGCTTGCGGCCTTTCTTTCCCCGACGTGCCATGGTGGGCCTCCCTTCGTAAAAGTCCTCAAACGGAACCTGAGGCTGTAATAAACGTACTACAAGTCAATGAAAGGGGATGCTTCCCAACGTGTCTAGACAGTTGCTCACTTTCTGGCTATTCTTGGATCAGTGGCTACCCCTAAAGACTTGAAACTATGGACTTCCGAGATTCCTCACTTCCCATTCGTAGACCCTAATCTTGAGTACATCGGAACTAGCAAACTGAGGCTTCTAAATGCTAAGGCGCTGCGCCAACTAAGACGACCAATAGTTGTTCAGGACCAGATCACCAACAAGCCATTGGTAGTGATCGTCAAGTACGAGCACTACCTCCAGGTTCAAAGGATTCTCTTGGAGGGATACGAGTGATGGCGGTAGTCCCACGTGGGACTCAACTCAGCGATAGTTCGAGCATCGTGCCACCGCGCTCTCCGTTCGGATGCTTCCACTGACCAAGATCGCGTACCACAACCATGTACCCCCAACCCCCTCTTTGTACGTGAAGGTAGAGAGACATCAAGGTGAACGGGGTCCAGGCGCTATACGGGTGAGCCCTGTCGCTGACTTCTCGTTTGACGCGGCGTTCTTCCTGCACCCTTCGGCCCTCCACCAATACCCGCCTCGTGTTCTTTCTGCATTTCCTGTATGACAAGGTCTGCGTTCTCCGGGAATTCCGCTTGCCGATAAAGACCGTGAAGTGACAGAGCGCCCATCTTGAAATACGTGGCCGCCCTCACCTCCTTCTGCATTCTACTCGTTCCGTGAGTCGATCCAGGAGCGATCTTCATACTGAATGCCCGCCAGAAATCCTCCTTCGGTGCCGAGGAAGGAACCATGGTCCCAGCGTCGTAATCGAAGTCTTCCGGCGTCATCCCGTCTGCCCCCAGCACTCTCATACGTCCGCTTAAAGTGGCGTACTGGAAGACGTTCGATACCATCTGTGACCCAGCTTCTTCTAATGCGATCTCAAGGTAGCGGCTTTCCAATTGGAATGGACCGCTCAACGTCTCCCTCATCTGTTCGATGGCTTCACCTCCCGGCACTTGCTTTTTCTTGGCGATGCCGGAGATGTCCAATGATCCAGAACGTTTCTTGATCGTCTCGACGAGATACCGGAGAAACTCTCCGATGTACGGAGGCAGATTCGGCGGGTCCATGTAGCGGAAGTCACCGGGTTGGGCGATTGGGTTCATCAGAATTTTTTGCGCCGGTTTAGCGGGTTGGAAGGCATCCCACACCACTTCGGCCATCGCACCACGCTTGCCCACTACGTTCAGGTTCAACGCTCTCTTTACGGCTTCCTCTACTCCGGCACCGATGCTATTCGTGGCTTGGCACTGTGGGATCAATCTTCGGTACTTCGAGATTCCACCGGGGCTCCACACGCAGGGATTCAACTGAAGCATCGTGAAAGGATACAGTCCGTGCCAGAAGGGGCTTGGACCGTCGTACATGATCCGATCCCCGGCGAAAATCACCAGCCTCTTACGCGGGAATAATCTTGCTCCTGGGGGCACAAGATAGTGGTAATTGTACTGACTGGGATGAAGGTCCTGATTCTGAACGAACACTTCATTGCCAGATTCATTGATCGACCAATCGTCGAAATAGACCTCCTTCAACTCGATCACTGGGAACGGTACGTAGGTCCCTTCGGATTCTCGAACTGGACCGCCGCGCTGCGACATCTTGTGCTTCATGGCGGGACTCATCGCATTCCACGTGTACTCAGGCACGCTAGAAGGTCGAACGTACTTGTCCTGAGAAAGTGACCGGCTCAGGTTGACCGTGTACTTTTCCAGCCCTTGGCATTTCTCTTTGCCGAACTTGGCGTAGAAGTACGGGAGTGGTTTGTAGTTCTGATAGATGACCGCTGCCGATTCCTGTATCTTTCCGTTACAGAGAACCGGAATCACCTGATCGGCCCCGTGCGCTGAAAACTGGAATTGGTTTTCTCCGGCTACGTGCTTCAGGAATCCTGTCCCAAATAGCGCATGGTCCAGCCACTCCACCACAATCGCATCCAGGTTCATGTTGAACCACAGCGACCGGATGTACTTGTGAACCGTCTCGGCTTGCTTTTTGTACGCCTCGACCGATGACGTGATGTCGATAGTAGGGCGGATCTGACTCAATGACGACAGGGCTTCTAAACGCATATCACCCATGTAATCGTCATAGTACTTTGACCTGTAGTCTGGACGTGTCGAGGGATACCAGTTGCCGTCCAAGTAGTCCAGGATTCTTTCGATCTCTTGCAGGTCCCGCCAAGAGCGCATTTCCTCCATCCCCTGGCGGAGAAGGGCGTCGCGCCAACCTAGAAGTTTTCTAGAGTATTGGTCAGGGAAATCGCGCGAGCCAGAATTGCGTTCGACGGATGCGCGAGGAACGATCGCTAACGAAGCCATAGGTGCCTCAAATCGTCCTCACGGCAGGGGAGATTCAGCGCCGCGCCTTTAGTTTGCGTTCGGCGCGATGAGGGGCATTTGGCTGGCGAGGGCTGTTGCCTCCCTTCACCTTCCGGCCTTTGTGGCCTCGTTTCATAGAGGAGCCTCCTGCGCTTATCCTAAGCTATTTCTTTGGATTCGGCAACGTTACCTACACTGTTCAGCCTACATCAAGTCCCACGTTGGGCCCATGTTCGCTTAAGGAGCATTCCATAATCTACCACCAAATGGCTAATCACGGTTTGCGCCACGTCAAACCGGCGTGCGAGCGGCGGATGGCGCGGGCCAGCGCGGAGATCACTTTCTCGCTGAATTCCGACAGTAGGGAGCTTTCCTTGGGCCGGGTGGGAGCTTTCTCGCTCTGCGAACGTTGCAATTCTTCGCGGATGGTGGCAAGGCGCAGGCCGCGCTCATGCAGGATTCCGGCGGCGAAACACTTCTCCTCGCGCAGCAGGCCGAGCAGCAGGTGCTCGGTGCCGATGTGCTTGTGGTTGAGGCGCTCGACTTCCTCGGCCCCGTAAGCGAGCACGCGCTTGCATTCGTGGCTGAGTGGCAGCTCGACGGAAGTGGAGACCTTTTCCCGGGGCGCGGTATGCCCCTCGATCTGTTTGCGGATCGATTCCACCGCGCTGTCCGAGCGCAGAAAGCGGTTCGCCAGCGCCTTGTCCTCGCGCAGCAGGCCCAGCAGCAGATGCTCCGTCTCGATATAGGGACTGCCGAACTTCCTGGACTCATAGCGGGCGACGAAGATCACCCGCCTCGCTTTTTCCGTGTATCGCTCAAACATAGGATTTGCGAAGCCCCCGGTAGATCGTTTCACTGTCGTCAGGATACATCATTATCGACGTTTGGTTCTGGCTTTGCGGGGATGTCCTCTTCGAGAAAATCTTCAGCAAAGGTGATCTTTGGAATTTTGTATGGTCGCAATTTATTTTCGAAATACTTAAAGCCTTTATCGCTGATGCTGTACTTTTGGGCACCGCCAACAATAATGTCAACGCTAGTTCCGGTTCCAACATCACGACTCCGCTCCGCCGCAAACTTGGCGCGTAGTAGTTCATAAATGCAGGCCCCAAGCGTTATAGTGTCGGGATCGTACATCTCATTCTGACAAAGAAACGCCTGAGCAATGTCTGACCCAGTGCCGATTGTTGAATAGTCGTTTTCCCAATGTACTTCGCCGGAAAGATCAACACGAACGATCTGTCCGTATTGTTCCGCATCGAATAACGCAATCAACAACTCTGCGCCAAGGTTCAAATGGCGTATCTCGTGCCACACATCGTCGTAGTGAGATTCTCGGAGCCATTCCCGCCCGTGTTTAGAGAATTCCTCAAAGTCCATGTTAAGGGTCATACTAACGAAGTGATTTACTAATTTACGCTTCACATTGCGGCACGCCGCTCTCAATCCCTCAAGTAAGGCGTCGATATGCAAATCGGTATCTGCCGGATTAGACTCTCGCATGTATCCACGTATCGCTGGATCACAAGCGTTAAGTAATTGATCGGCGCGTGTCGGTTGTCCAGAAATCAAGATCGAGCAGTGCGATTCTCCTTCTTCGATTTCTCGTAGCTTGTCTGCATCGTCCGAAGTTATTAGCGTGCCTTTGTTAACCTGCCAGTCACGGCACAAAACTAGCGTTGACTTTGCTTGGTAGGTGCAGGTTGCGGCAATACACAGCGTCATGGCCTCAGGCTCCTCTGTGTATTGATCCTCACAGATTTCCTGTGGGTGTGTCGAGTATATTTGTGCCGTCACGACGCCTCTTTGGCTTCGGCAACCTGTTGTTTCTTTTCGGCTTCCTTGAGGTCACGTAATGTGGCGGTAGCTTTCTGCAATTTCCTCCCATCTTCGGAGGCTTCACAATTGCTTGGGAGTTCGGATGGGAGGGCCACACCATTGCTGCGGCACCACTCTTTTTGCTGTTGGAAGGTTTCTATGTAGCGGGGCTTAGGTTTGCCGTCCGGGGTATTCCTGTCCCAGACCCAGTGGTGAAGGTCCTGGCGGTCGCCATCGTCTAGGGATCTGTCCACGTATTTCCGTCCCATATCTCCCATGAAGGGACTGGCGAACGAACTGGGTATCTTCTCCGTTCTTTCCCCGCACTCTTCGCAGGGCTCAGTCGGATCGTCCCAGTGTTTATAGAAGTGCTCCACAATCAGACCACGGTTGCCGCAGGTCTTGGAGACGCACACTGACTCAAAAACTGGCACAATCTACTCCTGTCCCACGTGGGACTCCTGAACTGGCCGTAAGGCCATCTCCAAGCTTTCTATTGCCGCCTTAGTTGCTGCGGCTACCTCGCACAGATCAGCAAGGCTTTCTCGTGGTATATTAATTGATCGGAACTCAGCCAAACGGATGGCTGGATATATCTGACCAGTAAACGGTCCTTCGTGACCTCTCTTGAAGCCAGTGAACCCGTATTTAACAGTCCTGCCAAGGGTTCTATTGGCGATCATGCGCCTTACCAATTCATTAGCCGCTGGGATCAGGATAGAGTCTTCTTGTTTCCGACGAGCAGCCTCATTTTTATCAATGAGGTAGAACTCAACGTCTATGGTCTTGCAGGAGGCTACCGCCTCAATATCCGCTCCTTCAAGGTTTTCAGTCGCACAGTCTGATCCGTACAACGTTATGTGGCCTTCGTTCCTGCGAAGAAATTCAAGTGCGAGTAACCTGTATTTGTCCTTGTCGAGTTCGAACATCACACCGCCTCCGTATGGCTCTCTGCGATGTCCTGGAACAGCCCGCCGCCCAGAGACTCCTGAATCAGTTTGACCAGATCGGTGCCTGTCTCGAACTTACCGCCCAGAAGTGTTTCTAGGGCCTGCTTGTCTTTGGGCATCATGCGGACCAAGTGAGGATAGCCGGAGTTTCCCATATTGTATTGCATCGGGTCTCCGTCTATGAAGATGTCCCAGATGTCCTGGATCAGCTCTTTCACGGTTCGCCCTTGAGATGTTGCGGCCTCCTGGTAATAGTCTTCGTATACCGGGTCCACGGAGCACCGGAACGTCAACTTGCCCTCTTCGCGGCCCGCCGCCTCCGCCAATAGCGGCAAGAGTTCTTCGCCGGAAGTCGGTTCTAAGCCGGTGGACTCCGTGATGCGCGCCATCTCGTTCGGGGTGAGCATCAGCCCGCCGCCTGAAACGTCCTTTAAGAGTGTCTGGATGATCTGGGTGAGCTTCTGAACTTCGTTCTCATCCCCCTCGACCATGGTCATTAGGGGTCCGATGTCGTTCTCGGATAGCTCAAGTTGAATGTTGTACTTAACGCTCACGGCTTTCTCCTTGGGTTTTATAGTACTCCCGTTTCCCCTTGACTACAAGTCCTCAATCCTCGGTTCATAAGGCTGGCCTTCCGGCTTCTTCCCCATCAACGTCATCAGTCCTTCAAAACCCAACGAGTTGGGCAGTTGGATTTCCAGCGAAATAGCCTTCAGTTGGATCGAGCCGCATTGCGGACAACGGTATTCTCGTTCCGGGTTATCGCAGACCCACGGCCATTTGCCTTCCGAGTCCACCGTCTCCCCGTACCGGCAAGTCTGACAGTAACACCGATACCGCGCGGGCTTCTGGACTTCCACTACGCCTGGAACGCGAACGCGGCCTCCTTCGTCACAGTCCATTTCATGGGCGCAGTAAAGAGAGATGAGACCGGCAAGGAGTTCGTCGTCGTGAAACGTTTCCTCAGCCCCGAAGGTCCGCGAGTCAGCCTCTTCTTTCCGGTAAGTGGTCATTTCCTCTGCAAAGTTTGCTGACCTAATTACCCAAGTGTGAGACAAGAGCCAGTCCACTCCCGTCTGATGAAGGTACGCCTTCGTATTCACTTTGGTGTACCAATGCCATTTCCCGGACAAAGGGTGCAGGGAGTCCAGATGTTTCCACCGGAAGACATTTGGGTACTGATAAAAAATCAGCACATCGTCACCAACAGTCTGATAGACGTTGTACTCGATGCACATCAAGGCGTCGTTGTACCACCTTCCAATGACGTTACAGTAGAAGGCCAATTCCTTGGGCTTGGTGTGGTTATCCCTCCAGACCGCCACTTGCTCATCGGGCTGGCCAAACTTACCGATCTTGTTGACGAAGATCACACTGTAGTCTTGGCCGATTCCTTCGCTCGGGTCCACTCCAACTGAGTACTCAACGCCCAGTAGCGGCTCCTCCCAGACCCAAAAAGGGGTCTCGTCTTGGCGATGATCGACATTGCACCCCTTGATGTAACACCGGCCATCTTCTCCGCCCGCCCCGTGGATTTCGCCGGTTTCCCGATAAATCTTTCCCTTCCTGACTGGATTCCGATCTACGGTCGAATTCACCCACTCGCGGCAGGCATCGTTGAACATCACGAAACCACTTACCTGCCAAGCGTCCTCGGCGGTGACGGCCATTTCCTGAAGCCACTGTTTCTTGGCCTTCTCCCCCTGTTCTTCAGCTTGCTCGCGGTTGTCCTGATGCCAATAGCATTGCTCGTCCGTCAGCACCATCGGTTGCAAGGTTCCCGTGTCACAGTCGGGGCACTTTGCTCCACTGACCGATTCTCCGAATAACGCGGCTTTGCGCCACTTCCGACAATTCGCGCACGTCAGCCATTCCTTCTTGGCCCGCTCCCGCATCAGTCTCTCTGGTTCTTGAATGCACCAACCGTTCGGAGGAGCCAGAACTCTGGTTGTCTCGAAGAAGCTCGGAAGAAACAGTGGATACCAACGTGGCCATTTGCCTTGATCCATACGCCGCTCACACGCTCTCCAGATTCGATGCGCAGCGGTTCCGGCTCCTTCACCCGTCCCTTCGATGAATCCGAAGACTTGCGGTTTATCAGCCATCGAGTTGCCTAAATCGGCGTTGACAATGCGCTCTAAGTCGTCCTCAAGGTAGCCACAAAACTCTGAGACGTGGGCCGCGTCTACAGCGATCCCTTGTCCTACTCCAGAGTATTGGTTCGACCATTGCACCATTACACGAGAGTTCATGCCAGGATGTCTTAAACGGAGTAGCGGGTCCTCATTCTCGAAGAATAAGCCCGTCTCTTCTTTACGGCTGGACTGCATCGGCTTCAACCACCACGGCATGTTGTCGTAGATGTACAGCATATAGCCGAATAAGTAAGAAGAGTGCGCCCGATCAACCGAGACTACGATGGCTCTCGTATTTGGAAAGAACATCGCCCGCCAAGCGATCATCGCTTCAATCAAAGTCGAGCAGCCCAATTGGCGAGCTTTCAAAATCAAAATCTTCTGTGCTCTGCCCTTGGCCTTCAGTTCGTAGTACTTATCGAGAATGATGAACTGGCTTTCCCAGAGTGATAGGAGTTGTCGCTTCAGTTCCTTCGTAGTGATCCAGAAGTAATTTCTCGCGGCGTAGCTGAAATCGTTTCGGCAGGCACGGGCTTGTTCGACGATGGCCGCTTTGAGCTTCTTCCCGTCAGCCAACCCCTCAATCAGTTCAAATCTTTCGATAGAGGGGATCAGGTCCCAGTCTTCTTCCCTAATCTTCAGTTTTAAGGGGAGGTCCCGATCCAAGTACTCGATCATGGCGGATACGCCAGGGTCGCGTCGCCACATGACTATTCCTCGACCGGCTTGGTCTTCTCGTACTCCACGGGGGTGGCAACCAGATCCACCACTCTGCGAGCTGGTCCTAACTGGCGGGTTTCCTGTTCGTCAGCCAACATGCGGAAGATAGCGTCCGGTGTAGCCAGCCCCTTGGAACCTGAGGCGCTGATATTGGCTGTCTGATTATTGTTGTTCTGTTGGACGTTGACAACCGTGCCCGCCTTGCCACCTTCTACTAAGCCGTACATCTGGGCCACAAGTCTCATCGCCGCCACATCTCCCGCTTCTACGCTAATCTCCAAGTTATGGAATAACTTAAATAGGTGCTTGATGGCGTGAAAGGCCTGGATTTTCCCTTGAATGGAACGGCTGGAGAGGTTCTTGGCGGTGACCTTGATGCCAGCGAATTTCTCGGGAATAACCAGTGGGGGAGCGGGGTTCAACGTGGGACTGCTGGCAACCTGCTTGATCTGGGTTGCGATGGGGGTCACTTTCGGCTTCTTTTTGTCCGCCACGACCCCAATATAGCAGACTTACTTTAAGAGTCAATCTGAACAAAAAAATCGGCTGTGGCCGCAACGGAGGATGCAGCCACAGCCAGATCCAGACGCGGATTGAAAGTTTAGGTGGCCGATGTTGGTAATTCCGCTACGGCTGCGTCGGCGGCGGTCTTTGCGGTTGCCGCCTGCGTGACCAGATTCGTCAGGATCGTCTGCGTCGCGGGACTCAATACGTCCCCTTGGTTGGCGATCGACTGCTGAAGCTGTGTAATGGTGGCCTCCAGGCCGGTGATGCCGGTTGCAAGCGTGGCTACATCCCCTTGCAAGGCTGTGATGGAACCTTGAATTGCCGTCAGTTGCGTTGCGATTGCGCTCATTTGTCTCTCCAGAAACGATTGGCCTGCTAGTATAGCAGCGAGTTGAATCCCGATGCCTGCCAGCGGATTTTGAATAGGCCAGTTCATAGAACGATGGTACTACACCTTGGGACTTATACTATATAATTCCCTTCGTTTTCGTCGGTTTCTACTCTCATTTCCTAACCTCTCTGCCTGACCCTCTACTGCGTAATCTCTTTGACTCTAAGGAAGCGGTAATCGTCATACGCTCCTTCCTTAAAATACTTGTCATGGTTATGACCGGCGTTATCTACCGCCGATAGATATTGCTCTTTCGTGGCAGTCCCAGTGACCTTAAAGGTATGACTGGCGATCGTCACCAAATCATCAATTTCGGGGGCCAGCCCTGCCTTGAATGCTATGATCCCTATTCGGGAAAGCTCTTCAGCAATACGATCCGTTGGCTCACGTAACCGGGGATCATAGCATTCAGGGCGCTGTCCCATCTATTTGCCCTTCACTCTGGCAACGCCTGGACCATTTCGCGCACGTCGCGCATACTAACGCCAGCAGCCAAGAGGTCGCGCGCACTGACGCCAGCAGCCAAGAGGGCGCGCGTACTGACGCCAGCGGCCAAGAGGTAGCGCGCACTAAAGCCAGCGACCCAGAGGGCGCGCGCACTGACGCCAGCGACCCAGAGGTCGCGCGTACTGACGCCAGCGGCCAAGAGGTCGCGCGCACTGACGCCAGCAGCCAAGAGGTCGCGCGCGATAACGCCAGCAGCCACGAGGTCGCGCGTACTAACGCCAGCAGCCCACTTTTCTTTGATGGCTGATATATCAGCTTCCAGTCGATCCAGTTCCTTCAATAACTCAGATTTCGTTTGCATCGTCTCTCTCTCCTAAACATGTGGCGTCCGTCCATTCGATCTTGCTGTGGCTGTCCCATCTACTTCCTAACCTCCTGGCCTGGGGGGAACCAGCCGTGAATTGGCCACACTCTGATCCCTCAAGGATGACTGCAAAATCGAATCCTCATGCTTAGAAGCTCTAGGGTCGGATATGGACCGAAAACCTTTTTGCATCTGCCCTTCTTGCTTTGTAAGCCGGTCGCCCATCGGAAGGTTGTCAGTGTCGAAATTTCCAATCTCCCTTAATGGAGGGGAATCACCGATCTCCGCCGGAGACATGTACTTCGGGCGGGGCTTGTACATTGCCTTCAATTGCTCCAGGATTTCATCGAGCGCCGCGCTAATGTCCTGCTTTTCGTCGTAGACGCTGAAGGTCTTGCGAGCTACCAATAGGCCAAGAGATGTAGGCTGTCCTTCAACAGCTCCCCCGCCAGCACTATCCGACACGGCATCGTGCTTGTAGGTCAAATGAACCAGTCCCATCCCGGCCTGGTTGAGGACATTCTTGCGCGCCCGTAAAGTCAACTTTCCTTCCAGCCCCCTCGGCTCGAATTCGATGTAGTCCGGTGAATTATCGTTAATAAGAGCAATCAGATCCGACACGTCCCACTTAGGGTTTTCCGTTAGGTTTGATGGCCTTTTTCCTGTGACTGCCCGCCTGCGGACGGTTCCCGCCGTGAATACCTTACGCTTTATATCGGCGGGCTTATGCTCGTCGAATCCCGGATCTCCCGGCATTAAAATTACGCTCTTGGCCTCTCCGGGGTCCGTAGCAACGTCTTTATGGAGCACCACGGCTCCCAGTGGCGGGGGAGGGTGAACGTCCAACGTGGGACTCGGCACGCCCGGTGGAACCGTGGCAATACCGGATTCCTCCGTGTTCATGTCATAGAGCATTTCCACCGTGTCCACCACGTCCTCGGTGAGTAGAATAGAGTCCTGGGTCTTCTTCAGCCCACGGTCGAGGGTCTTCTGAATGTAGCGGGCGAACTTATCCTTGAGTGCTTGGTCCATGCTTCCTGGCGTCTCTTTCCTTGCAGAGCCTTGAAATTCAGCGCACCCACCTCCCCAGAAATTAGTCCGCCTCACTCCAAGGCTCTGCACGGCCCTCTATCCGCTAGAGGGTTGCGTTTGTACTCCAACCGGCTGCGGTGTATTGTGTTTTAGACTGTCGGGTGTTTTCTCCTTTCTTACTGGTTCAGATTACTCGTCGTCGTTTGCGACATATTGGACAGGGTTGCAACGTTGTACGACATGGCCCCGACCGGAGCTTTCCCGTAGAAAACGGTGGCTCCACTAGTGGTCGTGGGGAATAGACCGCCTTGCGTCTCGACGAGATACCGGAGAAACTCTCCGATGTACGGAGGCAGATTCGGCGGGTCCATGTAGCGGAAGTCACCGGGTTGGGCGATTGGGTTCATCAGAATTTTTTGCGCCGGTTTAGCGGGGTGTAAAGCATCCCACACCGCTTCGGCCACCACAGCACTCTTGCCCCAGGGGCTATCTTGCTCCACCGCCTTCTGGACGGTGGCTAGGCGAAAGGGCGGACCAGTACCTCCGCCTTCTGCATATCCACTTTGGGTGCTTCACCACCCATCACGGCAGCAAGGGCGGCGGACTGTCCATCTCGGGCAATCACAGCCTTGGGGCCAAAGACCAACTTCTCGACGGCCCCTTCTTCGGCTTCTTTCTTGCTCGGCTTCTCGATGATCGCTACTTCAAACAACGGCATTGCACTTCTCCTTTTCAGACTTGATCCTTCATTCTTGCGTTTGGCTCGTATACTAAAGTCTTCTTGGCCCGGTCCATGGCTTCTGCCCAATCTACCCCGTAACGTCGCCGGATTCCTTCCGCCCGTTCGCGGAGTTCCGCCTCCTGATCGGTCATGTCCGTGTAGCCGCTTCCATCTCCACCCAGAATCTTAGTCAACCAGTTGGTCTGGCTCCTGGTGAACTTCTCGAAGGAGAGGGACAGGGAATCCAGGGCGGCGAGTTGCTTGGATGCTTGATCTGTCCGCTCGACACGCCCGCCAACAAGACCATCACGAACTAAAGCGAGATTGTCGTTGATCGTTGAAAGATGCGTTCGGGTTATGCCCGCCTGCTCCTGGATGGCTGCGTTCACTTTGCAAATCTGGTCGCGGATCTCGGTGAACTCCAGCGATGGCTGGTACACCGTGGGACTGCGCATGACCCTCACGGTGGAGAGTACCATCTTGTAGACGGCCACTACCACCGCGATCGCCACGATCCCGTAGCCAATCCACGACATCAAGACTTGCAGCGTCATTTCGCAACCTTCTTTTTGTGGCTTTTCCTGACCTCGACGAAGTAACCTTGGCTCAATAGAAAGTCCGTGCCCGACTTCACATACTGTTGTACGCGGGCCTTGGAGATATCCAGCGCTTGAGTGTACTTCATCCCGATTAAATAAGCCTTGGTTTCCGGCCACTCCGAACCCTGCAAGAACATAATGGCGGCATTGATCGCAACCTTCAATCGAGTCCGTTTACGATGTGACCAGTCTTCGGGAGGTTCCGGCGCGCGTTTATAGATACGCGGGTCCGATGCCGTCATACGGCCTTCGCGGATCGCCTTCCTCAGGTCGCGAGGGGTCATTCCAGGATGTCCTCGGCTCTTTCCAGCCATTCGGGAATCGGTTTGCCGTGGTAGATGAACTCCAAGAAACGAACCGCCATTTCATTGCACGACAGTTCGCTTTGGATGTGGACAACGTCGAACACGCTCTCGATGGAGGCGAACCGCTCGATGGCGATGCCGATCTTGTTTGGTCCTTGGCATCCTACTTCATAGCAGAGCCCCAAGGTTTTGATGATCTCAAGGGTGAGTTGGAATTTGGTCATTGCTTTGGATGCTCCTTCCAATACTTCGCCGTTGCTATAATGGTGTACCCATCTTGGTCTTCGACATTTTCCCAGCGCCCTGTCGAGATCAAGAACTTCTTCGCCTCATCGTAGGTCA